TATTATTAATATCTATCTCATCCTTCAACCGCTGCCGAATAGTCTCAGGTGAAACTTTTAATACTGCTGCTACCTTACTATACTTACCTAAAAAATAATACATCCTCTTTAAATCATTAACACTATAATCCTTTAACTTATACCCAGAAGGGGACTTAGTACACTTTACATCATTTCCTTTATTATTTAGCTCAAGCTTACCACGATTCTGAAAACTCCTGCTCCCACCTTTGCATCTTATCTCCACGCCTTCTGCCCTCAACAAATTTATTATTGTTTGAGCACCAACACCATAATGCTCCGCAATCTTAACAGAACTATAACCTTCTCTATACCACCTAACTATGTTATCAATATCAGACCGAGTAATAGTATCCTTAAACGACTGTCTTCCACCGCTTTTACCACTACTACCCTTATTACTACCCTTATTACCTATTTTATTCAATGCTGTTTCACTTTTAGATTGCACTTCATCAATCATTTCCCTCTCTTGACCTACCGCCACATTACCATTGCCTAAAATCAACTTAATTTTTTTAAATAACTCTCTAATCATAATAATAACCATCCTTTCTAATTTAATATTATTTATACCTTCTATCATGCAAATACCTATAAACCGCCTGTTTAAACACCCCTCCCCTCTTCGTAAAATTATTTTTATATAATTCTTGTAATTCTTATATAATCTTGGATTTCCAAAACTTATAAACCCCTCCTTCTACCTTCTCATAAATGCTCATAGACTTATCACATTTCATCCTTACCGCCCCAGTTTCCATTGGATCATCTGTTAGACAAAAATCACTAATCTCACCTTCATCTTTCAATTCCGCCACTATCTCAAGATTAGTAATCGTCCCTACAGATTTACTAATATCAGCAGATATACATAAATACTTATCAAAAGCCATCTTAAACGCTCCTTTCATAATATATAAATGGATAGATGATTTTAAATCACCCATCCATTTATCCCACTTATAACTTATTATAATTCACTAATACTCACATCGCCTCCTGAAAAGTCAGCTTTCCAACGACATCTTTTACATCTTTCCGCTTCTACATATTCTATTCCGTCTCTTACTACTACATATACCTCAACTACCCTATTACAAGAAGGACAAATATTATCATTTTTAGCAACTTCCCATGCCAAAGCCAAAACCTCCTTTCTCTTTAGTTTTTTAACCTACATCTACGTACTTGATTTCTCCATCTACAACCATTGCCTGTTTAATATACCATCCTTTACCTTTCAAACGGTCTGCTTGCTCTTTACCGATATGGATGTATTTTACCATACCATCAACAGACATTGCTAAATAACTATCCAACTTTCTACCCTTTCTACCTACCATGCTTATACCTCGGTTTGCCTATTTATTAAATAATTATAAAGTTCATTCTTCATTTTGCTCCAAACAAAGTTATTCATTTTGGGTTTCACAACCTCTTTCAGGTTGGGTGCTTCACCGTTGACATCCAGGTAGTACAGACCTATGCCTGTTTTTAGACAACTGTTTTCAACTCTTTTCTTGCCATCTATAGTTTTCAATTCCAAGATACAAATATATAAATAATCCATACAAATAGTATGTAGCTTTACCTGGTTCAAAGCTCTTTTCCAATCTTTTAGTTTCAATTCAATAGCTGTTAATTTATTTTCAGAGTTTAACACTACCATATCTACCGAGGAAGAAAAAAGTGGTACCTCCAAAAATACTCTATGCCCACAATCTATTAACTCTTTCTTTACTATTTCCACTTGTTTAATTTCGGAAGACACCTGCCTACCCATCATAGCTCCTTAGTAAATTTTATATTATGCTTCAACTATATTATAACACAAAATTACCTTATTGTAAACTTATATTCATTCTTTCATATCCATTTTTACACCTTATAAGCTAACAAAACAGGGCAGATACCTTATATACCTGCCCTGTCCCTGTTTTATATTTTATACCAAACCATACCTTCTAACCATCCTTACCCGCCTTCTTCACAGTAAACTTCTTTGCACTCTTACCCGAATATATTATTTTATATCGCACTCCACAATACTTACAATAAAAATCCGTCTCAGGCTGTGTTGTGCCTAATACCAACGTAGTGCTTCCCCAGTCTATCTCACCATTCGTATGTGCTGTTAACTCTACTGCTGATAATGCAGGAATTTTAAGTATTTTATTACAACTACATTTCATTGATGCCATAATTTGCTCCTTTCTTTATCTACATTATTAAATTAATCTCCCGTATGACCAAAACCTCCTGCACCTCTATCAGTTTCTGAAAGTTCATCTTCTGCCACCATATATAATGACGGAACTACCTCACTTATTACCAATTGAGCAATCCTATGACCATGCTCCACAACAAACGTATCAGGAGAAGCATTATACAGCACTACCTTTACTTCACCCCGATAATCCGCATCTATAGTGCCTGGAGAATTCAATATAGTTATGCCATGCTTCACAGCTAACCCGCTTCGAGGTCTGATTTGACCCTCATACCCTACAGGTACCTCCAAAATTAATCCAGTAGGTATCAACGCCCTTGTAAATGCAGGAATTTCTTTACTTGCACCTGCTAAAAACGCCCTCAAATCAGAAGCTGAACTGCCTTCAGTTGCCCTCATCGGTAAAAAATCTACTAACTCATCGCCCCTAGATGCGAAATAATTATCAGCTTCCTCAGTTAAACTCACTTTAACTACTACATCCAATAACAATTACCTCCTTATCAATTAATCAAATGCTTATACTTAAGCAAACAAAAAATCCTCTATTGTATGCTTCATACTTTGTTTCTTATAATATAATGTTCCAGGACGATCCGAACTAAATCCTAAAACCTCACGTATTATAGCAATTTCTTTATCAGATGATGGAATAAAAACACCTTCATCTTCCATATCAATATCTTTTTCATCTATATCACCGCTCAACAATAGCTTAGTTAACATATATTTTCTTTCTACAGATCCTTTAGGAAATAACTTCTTCAACTCCTGCACGGTATCTACCTTAAAAAAAGGTGTAACATAATCATCCCTATGCATTTCATCTATAAACATCTTACGATTTTCTCTACTCTTACGCTCCTGACGGTATACCGTTACCGCTTGATTAAACATAGATTTAGCAACTATATGCTTATTAAGGTTATCACCATAATATTCTACCAAATACATCAACCTACACCATAGCTCCTGTTCTAAATCGCCTTTATCGACCCATCTACTAGTATACTTACGAGATACCCCTTGTATAATATCAATATAATCCATCACACAATTAATTTTTCTAGGGTCTATACCATTACCATCATAATCCTTATGTACAACCTTACCATCTTCATCTCCAGTAGCTATGACCGAATCTACATAATCAGTAAACTTCATGTAGCCACCTCTATAAGATTTAGGATTTATCGTCATTAGTTATTTATTTTTTTTTATTATTTTGTCTATTCTGTTCCCGTTCTACAAGCCACCTCCTTCGCTCCGCCTTATACTGTAGCTTTGCCACTATGTCAGGACGGTACTCCTCCATCATCCTTATAACACAATCTACATGTTCATACGACCTCACATGTTCATCTGCTAAAACAGCAACAGACTGTCCGAATTCATACTTACCTACTAAATAAAAATAACCTTCCATCAACGTCATTAACCTATCTTTTCCTCTACTATCACTAGCATTTGGCATCCCTAAAACAATACCTCCTCCGTATTTTTATTACCATCTACTAGTATATACGCTTTTTACCCTGCAAAATATCTCTCTAAATTATTAAAATTTCTTAACAGAATAATAAAAATCCCAGAATACTAAGGATAACCATTATATGATATAATATATAACCTTACGTACTCTGGGATTTTAACATCAGCCTAGTAGCCTCCTCTCATCATTATAACCATTTTGATCTTCATCTAACACATCCGAAATAGCATTCCTAACCATCTCTTCAATCTGATCATTAAATAAATGAATATTTAAATCGTTCAATCGAGCTTCAAATCTACTTCTTGACATTTCCTGCAGTTCATACCTATCCTTACTAAAGTTAGATAAGTATCTCACTATCCTACGCACTTCTTTCTCTGCCATCGTCACCTGCCTGTAATGACGATTCACACTCCTTTCAGTAGCTTCTATATCAAATTTCTCATACAGCTTCTTCTTAATGCTATTAGCAAGCAATACCAATAAAGGAGTTATAATCACCAATACAGCACTTACTACTAAGTTAGCCATTACCTACCTACTCCCCAGTCACCATTGATCTTATCCTTCAAATTCTTCAAGAAATCATAAATCACATGGGCACCTGCACTAATAAATAATGCAGAAATGATAAAACCTACCCATATATTACCGTTCTCGATCAACCCAAACTCTTCCAGAAAGTCAACTTCCAAGGTGATCACTAAAATCAAAGATACCACAAATGCTACAACTCTTGCTATTTCTATACGACCTACCTTTTCTTCGATATAAGGTATCAAATCTTTCAGGATCTCTACCACGTACTCAACTAACACTGCTAAAACTATAAGAAGTACTCCTAACATCTAAATCACCTCCTTTCCATCCTATCTTCTTCCTCTACTTCTTATCTTTCATCCGCTACCCTCTTATTCCTTTCTTTTAAATCTCTAGCTCTATTTCTTTTTTCCTCTGGTAGTTCCTCTATAACTTTATCCATTTCTTCTTCTGTATCTCTTCTAACAACTTTATGGCTAGTAAGTAATAAACTTGTTTTTGGAAATTCATCACAAAATATTATATCCTCCTCCGTTTCAACCATTCTCCATTCTTTATCTGCCAATACCCTTCACCACCTCTAATATATTATAAACCCAAATCCGTAGTAATAGTCCAACCCGCTTGATTAACTTGTTCAAAATACCACATTCCCTGCCCTTCTGTATATATTATATAAAATGAAAATTTATCATCTCCTATATCCCAACCTTCTGTTACATATATGCTGCTCTCTGTATTTGATTCTATCTCCATCATAATTCCATACCCACCTTCATCAAGATGAGCATACACCCTCTTACCAGCGTGCTCATCCTCTTCCCATTCCGCATCATGATCCGAAAAAAAGTATTCTACACTATCAGTATAATTAACATAACCAACTGTATCACTACTAGGTGCAGCATTACATGTTAAGTTCACATCACAGGACACCCTATCTTCCAAATCCAAGCTATCGTAAAGATCCTTAAGAATAACATCGATAGTAGATGTCGAATCTATATTATTAACATCAAGATGTACTTTAGACAAATTCGCCTGAGTTGCTAAAGCTCCCTCTTCATAATCATCAAAATTATTTCTATTCAAAAGTAACTCTTCAAGTTTATACAATTGAGATATTCCAATTCCAATACTTCCATAGAAACTATTATACTGCAAATCAAGAATTCTAAGTTCAGATAAGTCTGATATTTCTGCTGGTAAAGATCTATAAAAATCATTACTTCGCAACCTCAACTCTTCTAAATTACTTAACTGCGAGTAATTTTCTAAAGGAACATATGTTAAATCATTAAAATCAAAATTAATTACTTTAAGATGAATTAAATCCGAAAGTTCAGGTGCCTCACCCTCAAAGTCATTAGCTCTTAAACGAAGTTCCTCTAAGTTAACCAATTTTGAAATCTCAAGGGGAATATTCTTACTCAAAGAATTATTACTCAAATCAAGCTTAGTCAGGTTTACTAAATTAGTCCACGTACGACTCATCGTACCTTCAATACCTTTACCTCTCCAATCTAATTCACCATCAACAATATCCCAACTAGGCAACAATAATCTCACTGTACGAGATTCCTCCGATTCGAATAATAATACCTCACTACCCTTCCCATACATACTACCATCTACATACCAATACACCTCAGACAAATCCTCTTCGTCACCAGGTAATTCTAAAGTTTGTTCACCCCCATTCTGACCGAATGTAATCGTTTTACCAGTAGTGCCTCCACCCCGATGTCCAAACAATGAACTATGACCTGACTTTACTCCACCTCCGCCTCCACTTACCATTATCTTAAGATAATCTGGACGTGGTATAGCTTCAAGTTCAAAATCTAATTGAACTTCCTGATCATTTTCAACTATCTCAGGAGATGTTTTAGTCATTCTATCATAACCTGGAGATATCACCTGCAAATCATGTGTACCTAAAGGAAAGTACTCATAAGTATACTTCCCTTCACTATCTACTTCTACTATCTGAACTTCTCCATACACTTCATCTACCGTCCTTACTATCGCATCATCAATAACATCGCCTGTGTCATAATCTGTAACTGCACCCGTAATTGTACCTGAATGATAATCGCCAGCTCTCACCCATCCATTATCACTATCGATAAATACGTAAGTTCCTGCTTCTTGATCGGTATCATTGTAGGCATCATTAAAAGCTCCCGTAGGTCCTGGAATCCCTGTGTGACCTCCGCCATCTAGTTCAACATCTCCTGGAATCCTTATTTTCTTCAAATCAGAATTATAAGCAAAAGCATTTTCGCCTATATATGTCACTATCTCGGGTACAGTTACCTCCTCCAACTCATTCCGTTCAAATGTTCTTGACGGTATCTCGCTAAGATTATCAGATATATCCACTTTACTAATTTTATTGTCCCTAAATGCAGAAGTCCCTAAATCCTCTACACTATTAGGAATAACTAAATTTTCAATTTTATTATTTCCAAAAGCACCCCAATCTATAAATTCTACCTCACTACCAATATGCAAATCTACTATATCGTTTCCGTAGAAAGCCCGCATTCCTATGCTCACTACACTATCTGGAATAACTACTTCTACGAGGGAATTCTCATTAAAGGCTCTCACTCCTATATCTGTTACAGTATCAGGGATAGTAACCCACTTAACATCATAAGGAGGATCACCAAAACCTCCATCTATAAATGCATAATCACCGATCTTAAGAACTTCAATCCCGTTTATCTCACTCGGAATTTCTATAGGATTTTCCTCACTACCTGGATGTTTAGGATGTTCAGGGTTATAGTCCGTTATAGTCTGGTTTTCTTCATCAAAATCAAAATATTCTTCATATGCCATAGATTACACCAACCTTTTTACAACACAACTTATACCTTCAGGAATAGTAACTTCATTTGACTCATCGCCCTCTATACTACTCCTCCATCCAGGACTAGGAGCTAACGGGATAGTAATACCATTCACCACAAAGTTCTGTCTAGTATCTTCGTCATGCGAAATTTCTACCGCCTTAATAGGTTCATCAAAAATCAATGTAGTAGGAGGATCTCCTTCTGCATCAGCTTCCGTTTTTACTTCAGCCACTCCTTGCTCCTTAATTCTTGCTTCAACATTTTCTAACTTACTCTCAACACTCTCTAACTTATCTTCAACGGATTTCAGCCTGCCTAACATTGTATAAGGACTATCTGGAACTTCTTTTACTTCTCCAACTTTAGCATCCACTGCTCTTATAACTAAGTACACAGAGCTACCTGAAGGAATAACTGTCCAGCTATTACTAACAAATAATTGAGTGCCTGTATTACCTGTTATAAATCTTACCTGACCTGAACCAGAACCTCTAACTATAGCTACAGCTTCACCAGTCAGCGTATCTTCTACAAAAGGGTCTTCTCCATTTATCTGTTCTGCTGTTAGAGATGGAGGATCGTTAGAAGCCTCACTTACATTACCTTCCACTATAACTGCAGCATTACTCATCTGATCAGTAAACTTCTTAATATCATCTAAAGTATCATCTGTTGCTACCTTACCATCTATGCTCACTAATTGATTATATAAATCCAATAAATCTTTAGGATCTGTTTCATTCATTAAAGTAGTTCTTAAATTCTCAAGTTTATTATAAAGATCCCTTAAATCTGCTGGATTTGCTTCATTGACTACTTTATTCTTCAAGTCATCAATAGAATTCTCTATATCCTGCTTCAACGATGATAAAGCTTGATCCAGATTATCCAAACTTTCTAGCTTCTTAATATCTTGTGTAATATCTCTACCTTTTAGACTAGTACCTCCCCACTTTTGTAAGTCCTGCTCAATAGTGGGTTCTCCTTCGATATAAGTTTTATCCGATATACGAAAATATATAACACCCATGGTAGCCCTCCTTTTTAAAGTTTATCAGTAATTATCTCGCAAATTCATATTCTCCATCAGTACCATGTATATAAACTTGTGTATCTCCCTCAGAAATCATCTTAACATGATGGGTTCTCATTTCAGCTATACATCCTAATCCACCAGGAACAATCACAGTATCATCCCCTTGAACTTCTATATCATTATCTTTATCTATAGTAAAATATACTGAATTCTCACCAAAATTCATAATCACAAATGAATTAATCCTATAAGGAAATGTAAATACTTTCACTTCATCTTCTTCCGTAAATTCGTAATTAAAAGATTTCACTAACTCTGACATATTTCACCACCCCTAACCGTAGTATTTAAGGAGCATAGTTCCTAAAGCTAACAACCATCCTCCCCACTTGAGAACATTATCAAAAATCTCAGCCCTAACATCTTTAACAATATTCTTCTCTAATAATTTAGTTTCCACTGAGCCTGTCCTATCTTCCAGACAATCAATACTCTCCTTCACTTCACTAATATCTTCCCATAAACCATTATACTCCTTAATTAAGGATATAGTTTCCAATAAATTATCACCCAACTCGTGGATTTTATTTAAAATCTCTTTATTAGAGTAATCTACTCTGAATGTACCATCGGAGTTTCTAGGTGCATTACCTTTACCTTGATCTGAATTATAATCTTGCAAATCTATTACCCCCCTATAAGACTAATATAAATTTATCACCTTCTTCCAATAATTTAATCATCCATGCCTATTCCAATCTTCTCCATCAAATACATAAACTGGATGCTTCCTCCAATCATCTTCTCCATGACAAACTTTCACAGGACACCTTCTCCAATCATTAATGCCAAAATTAACATTAATTCCCACATGTGCAAGAGTAGTAACCGTGTCATGTACTTTAGGAGATTCATCATCATCCTCATTTAAAGTATAAGCCCTCACTTCATAAGTAGTGCCAGGTTCTAATGGATTATCCTCACCTTCAACATAAAACAACTCAGCCATTAAAAATACTACCTCGCCAGCTTCAAATTGTCTAGAATAACCCCAATCTACTATTTCATCCCAACTCATATCGCCTCCAGATACACTATACTCCTCACCACTAATAATATGCATCCAGTTAGAAGTCCCTAAAACTCCATACCAGTCCTGTGTATCATACTTCCTCACAAATAATCTATACCGAGTATGTGATGGATTACCTTCCCGATGCAACTTAATAGCAAAACTATTATGATGAGGAGCATACGCCTCGACTATAGGAATATTAGAAGTGCTATAAGTTACTGAACCAAATCTAATCTGTTCTTTATCGCCACCTTCACCATCATCTTCTATGTGATAGTTGAAAGTTCTCACTTTCCGATTAGGTGGAAATCCGATCACTACCTGCCTCCCATAAGATCCTGTCACTTCTCTCCTGAAAGTATATCTGTCTACTAAGTCCACTACAGCTTCTTCATCAGCAGGTAACGTCCATATAGGTTCAGGATCATCATAGTTATCGTAGTTTTCCAATTCCTCCAATTCAAATACCGCATCGTTCAATTCTTCTTCGTAAGGCAAATCTTCTCCTGGTGCTGCATACTGATAACCATCACGCATTCTTCTATTACGAGCTAACCTACCTTCCCATCCTTCATTATCAGGATGAGTAGAAAATTGCTCACCTACTAACCGTATTTCATAATAATTACCATCAAATCCTAAATTCACACAACCATAGTCATCTCTAATAGGATCACTACCTTCACGTTCATCTTCAACGTATTCCTCATTCTCTTCATCCCACTTAACAGGTACTGCGTCATCTAACTTATCTTTCACAAATCCCCAATCTATATCACCACAAGTTACTTCTTCATCTATAATACCGCTAGACTGTTGAGTACCTAACTTCTTGTTTTTATAATCTCTTACTTCCTTCAAACTACCTACGATATTTTCCCGATCTTCATTAGGCATCTTATACCATCCCCTCCATAGATATCTTAAATTTCTTCACTTGTATCAATCCACACATCACCTTTATAAGCAATATTAGAATCAGGTTGTTCATCTTGAATAAACCATTGATAAGGCACTTTACTACCTTCTTCAGTATTTGGACTAAACGTAGGTGAATCTGTACGCCTTACCCTATCGCTCTCTAAATCTCCAATCATAGTTGATATATTAGCAATCATGGTAGTATAAATAGCTTCCATATCTCCTAAGAAATCCCATATCTTCTGTAAGTTATCTCTTATCCATCTATAGAAATTAGGTAAATTTCTTGCAGCACCATGATCACTATGAGTTACATCTAAATTAGGAGGATTAGGAGGATCTATATCTATCCCAAATGCAGGTGGAGTAATAGCACCTGTGTACTTATCACCCCAATGATCAACATTAAACCAATCATAAATAAAGTACCAGTACCAATTATAATTTATAATCGTCATTATCACATTGGAATTATACTTCTGCCTAGCAGTATCTATAGCATTCCACGGATCAACTATATTAGAATGAGGGTAATATAACACACTATAACCAGGTGTAAAATAAGGTTGCATTGACTCGCTGACCTCACCTGGATCAGATACTCCTCCTATCTGACCCTCCTCCATATACACATCAACATATAAATCCTCAGGGTCTCCTACATTTATAGTCCCACTATACTCAAAATAACCCATCTTATAAGCAGTAAACATCCTTCTACCTTCTTCAAGCTCGTCAAAGTGAACTCCTCCGAGATCATCAGTATAACCTACTCCACCATCATCAGAAGTAACTTCTTGATTATGAATATCCGTATACTTTACTACACCTGATAAAGATACCCTTACGTCTTCTAACGGACTACTAGTATCCAAGTCATATACGCTAAAAAATACTCCTCCCATAAGTACACCTCCAACCCTTCAATTAAAATTCTATCATAAAAGATACTGCCCTACTAACTTCTCCTCCAATATGTTCAGGCACTCTATTTGATAATACCTCCAATATACCTACATCTTTTACTTCTTCTGGTATCAAATCGTGTTTATCTTCAGGTATATCTTCCATCTTCTCTAACCTCGAAAATAGTCCTGCTTGCCTATATTCACCTTCATAACCATTAAAATCACCTGGATCAAGCCATACAAATAAGTACAACCATCTTGCTACCTTATCTACAGCATCGTCATAAGGTATTATCCTGTACTTCTTACCTCCATGGAATATAGCATTACCTTCTTCAATATCAATATCTTCATCCCTCTTACATAAATACACATTCTGAGATAATACTCTCTTATACCCTATAGCTTCAATAATATTCGTCTCAGTTGTATGAGGTATAGGAGGTCGATCATCATTAATCGGATGGGGACCACTATAAGTCTGTCCTTCCCATTCTGACGTTTTACCTATACCTACATACAATCTATCCTTTTCATACTCCCAAAATCTACGTGCTCTCGCTGCACTACCTCTTAATACCGTAGCTGTAGGCATACTATACATACCTCCTAACTATTACTTAACTCCACTGAACATACAACGACCATCCAGCATCTTCTAACTGCTCCACATGCCACCAAGGTTGTTCTCCTACACTAGGAGGTTCATAAACAACAAATCTATTACACCCTTCTGGAATCGGATCCCAATCCTCAGTAACGTACAACGTATCACTTGTATTAGACTCTATAATTCTAACTTGACCATCACCTAAAAGAGATGTTTTAAATATCCTAATCGTATCACCTGCATAATCATCATCGCCCCAACCTGGGGCAGTGACTGTAATACTATCACTACTAGCACTACTTATATCATGTATAAATTCATAATCTTCCTCATCAAAAAGAGCATTAAAATCTAAACGAACTTCCTTAGTTGCTTGTTCAGGATTATTGTAGTATAACGTATAGAAGTGATCTAACATAAGCTTAATGTCTTCTATACTAAAATCATTACGACTCACTCGGAAATGCGTCAACGTAGTATTACTAACACCACTATTGTACTCATCCAGACTATTATATGAAAAATCTACACGTGTTAAAGAACTCGCATCCTCAATAGTGCTAGGAAACTCGCCCGTAAAATTGTTATCATCTAAATATAATCTTTCTAAGTTATCACTCAGATCATCAAATACATTAGGTATACTACCAGAAAAATTATTCTCTGATAAATATAACCTTTCTAGTTGAGTTAGATATTTAATATCTTCCGTTAGTTCTCCCTGTAATCCCTTATCGCTCCAATCTAAAGTTCCTACTAAGGATTCCCAACTCGGAAGTACTAACTTAAAATGCTTATCAGTATAACTACCATAATCATCTATATGGATAGTTACCTGATTACCTATTAATACGTCCAACAAATCTCCATCACCATATAATTCCCATGCAGCTTCTTGACCTCCTGACAATTCTACTTCAAACTGCTGTTCCGATCCATCCTGCTCGAATTGGATAGTATTCTTAGGCTCAAATACAGCTACTACATTCATATCATCGCTTCCCATATCAAACTTCCAAGGATTAGCAGTACTTACTTCAGTACCATCTTCTTCCCATCTGACAAATTCGTAAGCGTCCTCTGGAGTAGCTTCCAACTCCACCTCTGTATCATAATCATAATCGCCTGCACCACTTAACTCCTTTGCAGCTTCCTCAGGTTCAGCAGTAACACTTACAGTATATGTATTTACCTCGTACTCAGCAGTTATTACAGTATCTTCTGTTATATTCTCATGACTTTCATCCCAACCTACAAAAGTATACCCTTCTCTTTCAGGATCGTCAGGTAATTCTGCATCAGAACCATGTTCTACTTCCTGCTCATCTATTACAGTATCATCATAATCCTTAAATGTTACTGTATATTCTTTTAATTCAAATACAGCTACTAAATCCCTACTCGCAGTTATCGTAAATGTCCAAGGATTATCAGTACTTACTTCAGTACCACCTTCTTCCCATCTAACAAATTCATAGCCTGTATTAGCCTCAACCTCCACAGTTACTTCATCACCATGATCGTATTCACCCTCTCCTTCTTTTATCGTTCCTGCGTTCTCAGGTTCTATAGTGATCTCTACTTCATACTCCTTCAATCCAAATTTAGCTTCAAGCGTTCTATCTTCTGTTACTTCAAATATATAAGGATTATCAGTACTAACTTCCGTACCATCTTCTTTCCATCTAATAAACTCATAACCTTCTTCAGGATTAGCATATAATTCTGCATTATCACCGTATTCATACTCACCATCGCCTTCAACGCTACCTCCTTCTTCAGAAACTGCAGAAGCTTCGATATTGAAATTAAATACTATCCTGCACGAGTTAGATTCTTCGCTATCGTCAAGATCAGTTACCTTACACTTATACTTATTACCATGTTCATCAGTATCAATATCATTTATAGTATAATAAGGAGGAGCTACTTCACCCGCATCTACATAATCCCAAGTTGCACCATCGTCCTCCGATCTATACCACGCATATATCAATTCTCCCCTACCTTCAGCTTCTATGGATAACTCAACATTATCGCCTTCTTCCACTACCTTCTCATCAGGTAAATCCTCTATAATAGTAGGACCATCACCTGTGACTTCTAAGTAAGCTACATTAGAAGTAACTATCCCATAATCATTACTTGCCCTACACCTGTAGTAACCTGTATCACCAAATTCTGCAGACTCTATCGTATAATCAGTAACCGTACCTGATAATTCCGTCCAGGATGTTAAATCGACCCATTCAGATTCTTCTAAATCATCTACATACTGCCAGATCACTTCTATAGGTTCAGTACCAGACACTTCTGCATTAAATACAACTTCATCACCAGATTCCACTTCTTTATCCTCTGGATGATCTACAAAACTCGGTAACTGCTTAACTGTATACAATATGTTTTCAGATGTTACTTCACCTTCTACATTATCCAATTTACATCTATATAACCTTCCATCATTCTCGTAATCAGCATCTTCTATATCATGTTCTAAGATATAAGGTACTTCTGTAACATCACCACTTGCTCCTGCAACATCATCCCAAGTACTACCATCATCATCAGACTTCTGCCACTGAAAATTTATTACTGGAGTTCCTGACAATACCTCTACAATTACTGTAGTATCTCCACCTTCCACCACTTCTACTTCTTCTGTTATCCTCTCTACAACTATGTTTTCAGATACTACTGTCAACGTTGCAATACTCGTAGATACTCCTTCGATATTCGCAGGGTTAAATACCATACATCTATATTTACGTTCATGATTCACATTGTAGTCAGCTTCAATGCTCAAACTAGTACTTGTTTCACCAGAGATATTATTCCAATCTCCTTCATCAGGATCACTTTCATCGGTATACTGCCACTGGTATTCAATAGGAGTAGTGCCTTCTGCATCTACTTCAAAAGTAACTTCTTCACCATGAGACGCTTCTACGTCATCAGGCTCTTTTATAAATTCTAAAGAATCCACTAAAACCGTCAAAGTAGCAGGATCAGATTCTGCTTCTCCCCATTCATTAGATACCTTACATCTATACTGATTACCGTTATGTTCACTATAAATTACACTACTAATGGAGTACGCAGAACCTTCCGCACCTTCTATATCATTCCAAGTACTCCCTCCATCGTCTGAATACTGCCATTGATAATCCATCGGAAATGTACCACTGACTATTACATCAAATTGAGCATAATCTCCATGATATATGTCTTCATGATCTGGATGTTGAGTAATAGTAGGAGCAGTAGGTTCAGGAGGATCGTAATCTCTCCAATCCAGAAAATGCCGATAACCTTCTTCATAATAAGGCGTATCAGCATCAGGATGTATAATTAACCTTTGATCCTGCCATGCCATATGACTTACTTCTATCATTCTCATAGGAGCATACCATAACCTTCTACCCCACGTTACATTTTGATTCTCTTCTTTTTCTTGCTCTATTAAATCAAGCCTAATACCTCCAGGTCTCACATGCTCCAAGTATGTAAAAGGAGTCCTTACATTTTGCCATCCCCTACCATGCTGTACAAGTATAATACCATAAGGTATATCTTCGCCTATCTCTTCCCTAAATTCTTCACTCCAAGTTTTTACCATACCTTCATAAGGTTCAAATTTCTCAGGATACCACAATTCATTCAATCGCAATTCAGATAATCCTGGCAACTCTATCAATGCTCTTTCATCACTACCATATAATAATATAGCTACCTTCAGAGACCATATTGACCCCCTAATCCTTTGTAACGATCTAATATACTTAATATAATTCCTTTGTACGTCAGGATCATGATGATCCTTATACCTAAAGTTTAAGTATGCAGCAATATACGGTAAGAAGTCATCTCTAGGATCTCTTTCAAATGGTACTCCTCCGATACCTACCCAAGTATCATCCCTAAATTCATACAACTCATCATCAGGAATCATATATATCTTAGTACCTTCTTCCAAAGGTTCTTCTTCCCATAAATAAAAGTAATAAAACACATGATCCCAATTATCAAAATATCTACTAGGATCAACAATACCAGCATGCATCCCATCAGCATCTATCTGATCTATAACATCTAGCCTACCTTTACTGACCGCTATAAATCCATCAATTTCATTAATCTTATCAGCTATAATTCCTATCCGATTTTCATCTGACACATTACCATCCTCTAAAGCTAATTCGATAGTAAGTATCTTCCTCAATTCATCATACTCGACTGTCAAAGGTCTATCTCCTGAGCCTTGTTCTATCACTTCGATATAACCTTCATAATCAGATACCCTATCTCTCCACACTCTGATTAATTCATCATCATTCTTATCAACTATAACTGCTACAGATCTAGGTTCTGGACTATAATCCACATCTATAATCTCAGGGAATCTATGCACTTTATCATATAACCGATAAATCTCCGATGCTAACACTTCTAAAAGTACATTTAAATCTTCATTAACCTGCATCTCTGGAGATACATCGGACTTTAAGATTTCAAGTATATCTTTTCTACCACCTATATCTATAGTACGCATACTCATCCTCCTTCACCCAATCAAAATCCACACTTTTTAGATATGGAAAATGAAACGGACTCTTCATACGAATATGCTCTTCTAAACATTCAGGTTCTTTAATAAAAGCATGAAGTATACCCTCATGTGCACCTAATATAGCAGCATTTATACTAGATAAATGTATATGCCTACCAAACTCATGATGGATAGGTCTAAAAAACTCTAACATCCTCTGAGTAACTGCATAACTTACTCCTGCTCTATCACTTTCCTTAAAATCGTAAGGTACTGTTAACCTTATCATGAGATTAACAGGCTGATAAATCACTAAAGGATCACCTACCTGTACTATCAAATCATCAGGATCGGATGAATACTCCTCATCTTTGAAAAAACTCAGCCATAAGTCACTCCGAGGTTCATCATTCTCATCAAGCAGAAACCGTTGTTCATACCTTAAATGTAGCTCCTGATAAGATACCCTGAAACGATTCATCTCATCTTCTAAATCGAACAAGTATTCTGAACTAGGCTTAGGAGGTTCTTCAAACTCGCCACCTACATCATGCTCCATCGCTATCGGTAAGTATATCTTAAAAGGTTGCGTTAATAGATACATACTTACTGGCTCTTTATCATAATCGTATCCGCCATATAAAGCTTCTCCTATAACCTGCCTCCACATAGAAGTCCAATCATAAGCTGCACCTTTAGCAATCCCAGGATAGTTATCTAGGTACGCTTTATAATCCTGCAACGTTACATTCAATCCCATCCTTGAAGCGTCCTTTATAGCTGTATAAGTAGCTGTATCTAAATCCTGCTCAGGTTCATAACCTAGAGATGATGCATGATTCACAGTAGTCACTATATCTATTACATTCAAAGGTTCTTCTTCTTCCGTAGCAGGTACATCGTATAAAGACTCAGTTAATCTAGTTAATACTTCCGCACCTATCGTAGAACCTGTTGTAGTAATATATCGTATATCAATATTTACGTTATCAGGATCATCCACATAGCTCTGCCATGAAGGTCTCAATCTAACAAAGAAGTCTCCTTCTCTATCTTCTTCTATAGCATAAACTCGCTGATCTTCTGGCTCATAACCTGGAATTTCATGCTCCAACATTACTAAATTGACACTATCAACTTCATACCATTGTTCACCATCAATCACTACATCAGTAGCTCTATAAGAGATATCATCCACATTGAGAAATATCCTATTAAATTCATCAATGTCAGCTCTATACTTTCGACCTAAATCAACCTTCCTGCCTTCAATAGCTTCTACATCCACATAACCACCTTCTGAAGGCTCTATAGAAGTTTCTTCTATAGTATGATACTCTATCAATCTGTCAAGCTTACCTTCATTAGTAACTGTATAAAACTTAGGTATTATAATCGATCTATTATGATCCGCATAAAATCTTTGAGTAACTTTAGGAGGTACTGGAGGTCTTATCTTACCCATTAAAGGCTTCAAATGGGATATAACATTCTTTCTTTCACGTGCCCTAACTAAGAATGCTTCCAGAGCTTGTTTATCCATATACAGGTTTATCATATCCCCCATAGTAGCCATCAAGTTTACCAAAACATTACCAATATCAGCAGCATCATCAGAAGTCCACCTACCTTCTGATAACTCCTTACCTAATTCCCTCAAATAATTTTCTATCTCTTCCTTATCCCTTTTAGTATATGAAGGATCAAGTTCATCCCTTCTTCTAACCCGTTTAGGATCTACCATCTATACCTCACCTCCCATAACCATTTCATAATCTAATCTACTTTGATCTGCTGATCCTGCTACATAGTAATACATAATAATATGAACTTTATGAAAATCTTCGCTTAACCTACCTCTATCACCCTCAAGATATTCAAATTCAAACTTAATAATACTACACCATGGTGCCCATCTCTCCAATGCTTCCTGTATATACAATTCAGCACGATCCATCCACACTTCATCAAACGGTTCAAACTGTAATTTCTTTACCCGTGAGCCAAATTCTGGCATACCTAATATAGTTCCTAAAGGAGTTCCAATTATAAAGCTTAAATGCTGATTAGCTTTATGACCACCTTCCGTTACATTCACTTCTCCAGTAAATGGTGAGAATATATCAGGATAACCCATACCCCTTCCTATAATTCTTTTTAATCTATTATCTCTTTCTAAAGGCAACTATAACACCACCTTTGCCATTATACATTACATTTCTTTCTTATATTCAACGAGAGCTGGATCATGTTCATCATACCCTTCATACTCATAATGAGGTTCTATATATCTTTCATCTCTTGCATCAATCCATTCAAATTCATCTACTTCCGTATCAGGCTCTTCCTCGTTATCCTCTATACTAGGTGAAGTTCTACTAATTGACGTTTTTGACATCATAGAAATATCTGCGTCATTTAACGTGATCCTAGATACCACTTCATCTTCTGAAGCCACTATTAATTCTAACTTAAGATTCTTAGCATCTCCTTTTATATACACTTTATTGCCCGTAGACTCATCATGAGCAATAACATAGTAACCTATAGAACTATCCTCTGAGTCAGATTTACCAGATTCAAATGCTACCCCTGCGTACTCCCTTTTGCTAGTCTCATAAGGATTTCTAAGATCTGATTGAGTAAATAGTTCTACCTTCTCTTTACCCTCCTGAGAAACCATCCTAAATACCTGACCTGCTAAACCTTTAACCACTACTACAGCCTTCTCCAATACCGTACCAAATCCAAATTGAGTTCCCCATACAGCATTTCTAGTAAATCTCTTAAAAGTATTAGTACCTGACTTATTAAATATCTTATCAGTAGGACCTATCAAACCTACAGCTTGACCTACCCTATCAATCCACCAAGTTGACTCCCGTTCAGAAGCATCCTCATAACATAAAGTATGACCTTTACAAGACTTAAATACCGTACCTTTTGTAGGCTCATAAGCAGTTAACCTACTAGATGCTTCACGAGGAGTATCTAAACTTCCTGGAACTATAGTATATCCACCTGTATCTCTATTACGTACCGATCTCGATAACTGACCCATCGTTTTAGATTTTTTATTAAACGAACCATGAAAGCCTCCTATATATACAGGTTTTCTCGGATCACCAGCTTCAAACATTACCCATACATTAGAACCCACTGATACGGGTTCCTTCCTGCCTTCATCATGTCCTGCATGAGATGTGCATGCTTTCGCCCACGGTAAATCATCAGTATCTAGATACTTAACACCTCGCTCATTAGGTATACCATGTAAAAAAGGAATCCTAATCCTTACTCTACCTTGATCCAGTACATCATGATTCTCTTCTACCCTAGCTAAATAAACTCCATAATACTTTCTTTTCTTACTCCTATCTCTTGCCATACCTATTCCACCTTCCAATCACACTTCGGATCGAGTTGTAATAATTAAGTTCCTATCATACTCTCTTAATTTATGTCTTAACCTATCACGTTCTTCATAACATGCTGCCTTAAACCTGTCCCATCCTCTAGTTACATATTCAAAGGTGTCTCCAGCATAATGCCAAGTCATCGGACCACCTTTTTCACTAAAAGATAAATTGTCGTAAACACTTGGATCACCCGTACCCATTGTTAATACTACAGGGCAGGCAGTAGGTCCATGATCCATATGTCTTATTACATTAGGCTCTTTACCCATCTCATCCTTAAGAAATGCTAACAGATAACCTACAAATTTATAAGCCACATATTCAATACCGTTATAATACTCCATCCCATGCTTATTCATACATATCTCAATACCTACAGATGTGGCATTACAATTATGAGCATGAATCACCCTCTCATCTATAGGTACATGTTGAATAATATGTAAATCATCTACAGTAAAATGCCATGCTGTTCTACCTATCCATTCTGCTGGTATCGCCATCGCATTAGCATGATTATCAGCAGTATTACCTTCATAAGGACCTGCTGTATTATGAATCACTATATTAGATAATGAGTCCAATGTGCGACCCGTAATATTCTGATTGTTAATAGGTATGATATCTTCATAAAATTCTGCTCCCGCTATATCTCCTACTCCTATACGACCTCTACGCTCACCAAAAGGTTCCTGACCAGGTTCCCAATCTCTCATATGTTCTATTCTTTCCTTGATATCCTGTATACGTGCATCATGCAACCACGAAGAAAACTTATTCGCTCTTGATATACTAACTGTGTATCCCGACATATCGATAGACTCTTGGACTTCAAATACCGTATACAGTCCTGAAGTATGATGTGGATTACCATACCTATCTAATACAGTAACTCTTATAGGATGCAATAATTGCACATAAGGAAATCCTACTATCTCCATACTAGCTGTATATACTCCTGCATCCTTGCTAACTTCCGCTTCTATGTTAGCTTCCCAATCTCCTTTAGAAGTTTCACAGAAATGTGTATCTCTCTTATCGCTCCTAGTAGAAGGGTTATCAGCAGGAGGTATACCATCCGCACCTTCAGCCAGTTCTTCTAGATTCACTTCTCCAGAAGTTTCATCTGTGTAACCTACATTATCAACACTACCTCCTGTAATCTCACTATCTTTCATCAACAAACCTTCAAAATCTGGTGAAAAATTTAACAAGAGATTATGGAATCTCTCATCACCATGCTCCATATAAGGTTTACCTCTCCACCAATAAAAATGAGCTTGCTCTGCATCTTCCTCATAATTTGCTGGATGAAAATTTACCGTAGGAGTAGGATCTCCGTCATCATCTATCTCATCCGTTAAATACACTCTATAATCCCCTCTATTAGTCAACGCTTCACTAGCTATAGATATATCCGTTAAATACTCATTTATAAATACCATAGGATTCATATACCACGAATGAGGAGGATCCTCCATAATCACTGGTATAGTCTCTTCTATCCTGCCAATCTTCCACCCTTTAATTTTTGCAATCTCCTTAACTACATCAGATGGACGAAATTCCGTCTGACACCATTTAACTGCTTCTTCTGGTGGTGCCCTTCTTAACATCGATCTAGCTATATTAAACAAAGCTAATCCACCAGGACTAAATGGATTGTTAGGAGTTATCACATCATAAATATTACCAAACAAACCTAATCCAGGAGTCGTAAACTCAAAATTTTCTTGAATTGTAACTTCCTGACTTTCGATTTCTATGCCTACATAATCGTACATATTATTCAAATGATTTTGTAATCTTACTGGATAATTTTCATCTGTAGCCCATCGAGCTAAGTCAGCTATAGTTCTAGCTTTATCAAAACCTTCATCATTATCTATTATACTCTTTGTCGTATGATACCTCGGATGAACATCTCCTAAAGGTTCATAATTAACATATATAGAAAAATGATTTAGATGTGCTCTTACTCCTTCTTCCATGGAATCAAATACTTGATGAGCTCCTGCAATATTATCAGAACCTGGAGGAGGATTTGCTACCTTAATACCTGCATAATTATTAAAACTCGCATCTATCACTCCACCGAAATGACCCCAAGCTGTTTCATGACCTGACTGAATTATCATCACATCAGGTCTTATACGATCTTCGTAACCATGAGTATCTTTCTGCTCCTGCGTAAGTGAATAATACATATCTACCGCATCTACTAGGAATGATGTCGCACCACCTTTATCTTGTGCCACTCCATTCTGTAAATAATCTTTCATATCGCTTGGACTTACCGCAGGTTCTCCTAACAAGTAATCACCATTCTTAATATAATCCTGCGTAGGAGGCACTCCTGCTCCAGGATCACCTGGCGATGGATTAGTCCCAAAAGGTTGATCACCCATTTGAAGTAACTCCATAGGACTTTTCACACCCGACAATCTATACAACGCAATCAGATTCTCATCATCTTCAATATTAGTGTTAGATATACACCTTATAGTAAACTCAATACCCTCTCCTCTAAAATTCATATCATAACTCATTATTAAACCTGAATGCCAAGGAGACATTAAATAAGGTGCATCTTCAGGAGGATAACCTTCAGGTTCTATATAGCCATACCTAAATCTTATTGAATCTTCTTCTAGCATATGATCAACTATATAATCTTCTATAGTCTTATCACCATTTTCTACATCCATATAATCTTCCATCATAATATCTTCTGTATAAAATGTAATCTCTACTTGATTAGATACCCCTCCAGGCAATTTATTATAATTAAAACTTAACATGTTGTCACGAGTAAGAGTACCTAAACCTATATAATCATTAGGAGTTCCTATCTCCAAATCTACCTTCGGAATCATTCCTTGACGATAATTCTTAGTAAATCTTCTGAGACGTTCTTTCATATCATAATACATATCAGTTTATTCGTAACAACCCTCCTCTATCATAAACTACTGAAAATGGTGGAATCCTTAATACTGTACCCGTAGGTAACACAAATGGAAAATGAATATTATTAGCTACTGCTATTATCCAGTAATATTTATGACTAGGGTAAAATTCTGCAGCTACTAAATCTATACGATGCTCATACTTTGCAGGAACTACATAATCAATATCTTCATCAGTCTCAGGTATCCTAATTTCGTCCTGAGTCTCTCTAAATTGCCTACCTTTCTCATCGGTAAACTTCCTTAAATGATGATACCGTGAAATAGGATTATACCTTCTTGAAGTTCTATAATAATCCCAATCGCTCTTATGACGTTGCGGGAATTTACGAGACACTAAAACCACCTACCTTCTCACATGACTCAATCTATTTCGTATCATGCTCTTAGTCCACGGTTCATCTTTTATCTCTGTAAACGTAAAAGCTATCTCTACCACCGAGTATATCCCATCGATAAGAGGCTTCTGAAACCTCGCATCAGCACTATTCGGTACTGCCCTCATTCTTATAGAATCCCTCGTTGTAGCAGAGTCACCTGGCTTACCTCCTATACATACAAATATCTTAGGAGTTCTTACTACACTATTAGCATACTTCGGGAACGGTAACGATTCAAAGAAATGAACCACTTCCATAAAATCTTTATCTATATACTTATTTTCTTCTATCATATCTTTTTGTAACCTAATCGATAAACTCACCTGACTTGCCTGAGTATTCTGAAAAGCCATGAAAGGACCACTTCTCAAATGAGGCTGTATCTCTTCATAACTAGCCTGATTCTGCCTTTGAAAGTCTTCTGGTATAGATGATAATCTGATGGATTCATCGGTATTCAAACATTCTATATATAAATATGTAAAGTACCTAAAAGGTATACCTTGTGTCATAATACTAACCTCCCATCAATCATTAAATACCTGCCATAGCTTTCTCTGATGGAGTCCATCCTCTACTTCTACCTCGCTGTCTTTCTAAAAGATATTCCAATCTTCTATCGATCCTATCTAATTTATTACCTAAATTCTCATTCATCGTTCCTACCGCACTAACGACTGATCCTATATCTATCTCCACTCCTGCACCGTAAGAGCCTGAAGGTCTAGAATACGCTATACCTCCACCAAATCCTACAGGATCAGATATATAATTCACTTTACCTGACTTCAAATAATTTATCGGATCAATATATCTACCATCTTTATAAATACCTAAATGGAGATGATCGCCAAAGGAACGACCAGTATTACCTGACTTACCTAAAAACTGACCTGCTCTAACACTTTGTCCTGCACGAACTCCTAACTTATTTAAATGCCAGTAATGAGCTTCTGCTCCACCGCCTATTCTTTGATTAATAAAATTACCCCTACCTTGATTATAACCTCTACCAGTTCTTGTTATTCTACCTGAACCTATTGCAGGTATCGAAAATGCTCCAGGAATATCTATACCCTCATGAAATTCAGTTCTACCTCCTGCCGTTCTAAATCCAAACGGAGAACTTATACCTCCACCTTGACTACCTGGCATCCCTTTTAGCTCAGGTACGTAACGAGTATCTTCTCCTAAAAATGCCTGCCTAAATCCATCAGCAGTCATTTCTAGTATCCCTCTGTCATGATAATCCTGAGCTTTACGAAGTTCTTCTATGTTATGAGAAAATTCTTCTTGAGTAATTAAATTCTTTTCAAATAATTTTTGTTGTTGTCCCATCTCATCTGTTAATCTCTGTTGAGCATCAGCTTCTGCCTCTAATGCATTAAGGGCACGCCTACCTATTTCGAATAAACCAGCTCCTATAAGAGCTCCAGGTAAGGCTGCCATTATTCCTGGACTTACAATCGCTCCTGCCTTTTTAAGCCCTCCTACACTAGCTACCCAATTCTTCATACTACCTCCTGCAGCAGATACGGCTGACTTAGTAGCAGTAATACCTTGTAACTTCACCTGCCAACCCATTAAACTTTCTATATTACCTACCATCTGTTTAAGACTTCCACCTTCACCAAACCAATCCTCAAGTTTAGCACTCATTTCTATACTGAAACTCGCTATTGCCTCATTCTGTTCTAACTGTCTTTTCCAGTAATCAACATCAGCAGTCAGATTAGCCTCCTCGATCCTTTGTGCTAAATTTTCCTGACGTTCATCTTGTGACTTTCGAGCTTCATGCATTCTCTTCTCTGCTTGATCAGGATCCATACCCATCAATTCTATAGCCAATTCGTCATCAGGTATCATCTCCGATAGTAACTGACGCTGAAATACTTGAGGCATATCTGCTGATCTCCGCATGAAGTCAGTAATACCTGTTATCCATTCATCAGTCATATCTCTTGCATCAAAGTCAGGACTCAACATCTGTTCATGAAGGTCAAATACGTCCTGACCCATCATCATAGTCTGTCTCATAAGTAACTCTGTATCCTGAGCTATATCTCCTATCGCTCTAGTGCCTATCGCATGCATATCATCAAGAACCATTTCAGACACTCCGCCTAATCCTGCAAATGCATGTTCCACAGTACCTACAGCTTCTGCCATACTTTCTAGTTGGTCACCCGCAGCTTCTGTATCACCTTGAACTGCTGCCATCGTCCTTCTAAAATGTCTATCTAACTCACCTAGTACCTTATCACTTCTTACATGTAAAGTTTCATCAGTCAATCCAACCATAGTATCAGTTACACCAGCAATAGCTTCATTCGCTTCATCATGTAAGTAATGAAAGTCAGCAGTCATCTGAGATAGTTGACCAGAAGCTCCTGGAAATAATGCTTCAAGTCTCATCATAGACTGAGTCATACCTTCTAGATATCCTGTAGATCTTACTCCTAGTTCCCTAAATTGCTGAGTAAACGCTTCGATTTCGCCAGTATCATATAACATACCAAACTCTTTATTCAGCCTGAAAGCCTCAAGCCTCACTGCTTTAGTCTGATCAACTACTTCATCAAAAGTAAGCCTTGTCTCTCTAGCTAATGTTCTAAAACCTTTCTGAGATGTCTTAACTAATCCATCTACAGACGATTTTATCGAATCAACAGATCCTCCAACGCTACCAGCCATATCCATAAAACTTTTACTACCTTCTTTACTGGCTTTCTTGGCACCTTTCTTATAAGAATCATAAGATTCTTCTACTGAGTCTTCTATCTCCTCCTGGTGAGATATAACCTGATCAGTAAAATTTCTATGATGTAATTGAGATTCTTCTAATGCATCCCTTCTAATACGATTCAGACGATCATAATGGCGTTCTACATTACGTAATTCATCCCTTCTTTCTTCATTATTACGTCTATTATCTTCAGGCATTACATCTCACCTCCTTCAAATTACCTTTTCTTCTTACCCTTCTTACCTTTACTTCCCTTCTTTGCCTTACTCTGAGCTTCCTTCTGAGCTTCTTCCTTAGCCTTACCTTCTGCCTTTATTAGATCGTTAATAATATCTACGTACTCAGCTCGTTCAAAAGCATACATACGTTCTACATCCTCACCTATAAACTTACCATACCTAGTTAATTGAGGTATATCTCTCAATACATTATAGTACTTCTTAGACGCTGCCTCCTTATACTCCGCTTCCCTACCTTCTGTCAGCTCATTGTATATTCTATACTCCTCCAAAGTAGGTGGGACGAAAAAATTCTAAAGTTATAGGTATCACCACTTGCATGGATTGATTGCAATTAGCACAATTCAGTGTAGTAATATCTTCTAATCCAAAGTCCATCCATTTTCTTACCTCATTCAGTATATACGTAGAATCCATACCCTGCATACTTTCTACATACTGCCGATTCTCCTCTGGATCTTCCACTACTTCGTCATTAACCTTTACGATGTAATAACACAATCTTAGTATATACTCATTCTCATGACGAGGCACTTTTAAATCACCTGATAACTTTTCAGACCTACTCCTTATCAGGTCTAACCTCTCCGCAGTCAATAAAGGATTAATGTGAAGTTTATCCTGAGATCGAGGCAGTGTAATCTCTATAGGTTGTTTAAAATTCTCGTCTAGATATGTAACCTCTAAACTATCTAAGTCAACTATCACTTCTTTATTCAAGATACCACAAGACTGACATTGTAAATCCACTTTATAGGATGAACCATAAGTTACAATCCTCATCTTATAATTCAAGTAAACCTGATCGGCAGGAATGAGCTTGTCAGCATCAAAACCTTCTGGCTCACTAACGATCTCATTCAATATCCGATTCAAATTCTCTTGACTAAATCCACCATAAAGTACCTTCTCTTCCTTAGTAGTCAACGGTCTAATAGTACCTCTACCTCCAGGTATCATATCACCATATAGTTCTGCATGTCCTTTACTAGGTAGTATAAACTCCTCCGAATGATCAATAAATCCTGAAATCCTCACTATCAATCTCTCCTTCCTATTGTATTATTATCTTAAAATATTATCCGTAGCTCCTCCAATATCTCTCAGGATCTTTAGGAATCGCCATATCATACTGCACAGTAACTTCTATATCTAAGTTATCTGCCGAACCATGTTCCAACGTGCCAAAGTCCACACTCTGTGCCCAGCACCCTATAAGATCCCATTTAGCTGTAACAGTACCGTCTGGAGAGTACTCTGTTACTATGCCTTTACATTTATAAGTCTCAGCATGACCTATCATACCTGTTTCATAATCAAAAGCTAACTTACGCCATTTTCTAACCGTATCCTTAATCCTCTTACCTACAAAATCTCTCAAAGTTATTGTACCATCGCCCCATGATACGGTACCAGCATAATTTACACTAGTATTACCATACTCCACCTCAACTGCTTCTTGCTCTTCATTAGGTGCTGGAAAACTCTGTACTGCTAACTTAAAATCGTCAGGGAATGTTATATAGTCATTACTGATAAATTTAACTTCAAAGTGGTTTTGACGTTGCAGTTCATAATCTCTCTGATCCGATAGATGCCTAGCATCCCACTTCCTCATATACTTGACCTCCTTTACAATAAGGATTTAATTTTAACTAAATTCTACATCCTCATCGGTTAATACAAATTCAATAGTTATCTCTTCAATCGTCCGAGTAGGTGATATAAATATCTTCGCTGGTAATCTACCTAATTTAATATCTTCTTCTGTTATATTTAATCGTACATCATACCAATATACACCTCTATTTTCTTTAACCTTATCCATGTAATCTTCCACTCTGCTAGTCCAATTTTCCCAACTATCTTCATCATGAGGTTCAAATTTAATCTCTCTAGATACCCTCTTTACTACCGACTGAGTTTCCAATAATAACATTCTTACGTTCATCCGATCCCTAACAGTAGGAAAGCTCTGAGCAGTTCTATTACCATAAATCATAACTCCTAAGTTCTTTATAGCTATTATAGAATTAATTCTATTATCACCAGTGTACAATTGATGCCTTTCTTCTTTATTTAAGTTACGTACGACATCCACTACATCAATAAGTCCTCTGGATACTCCTGCATGAGCAAACCACGGTTGACTCATCTCATAAGATCTCGCATAAGCTCCTGCAACCACTGAAGACGGAGGGATCACTTGATGATCCCTAAGGTAATTGATATTAACAATCACCCATGGATAATAAATGCCTAAGTAGCTATGATCAATAGGCTCAGTAGGATCAACATTCTCTGGATCCGTAGAATCACCTAAATAACCATTATGCCATCTAGAAGTTAATCTTAAGCTATCCATGTATTCTTCTGGAGTATCTATAAAAATAGCTACATCCTGACGAAATTCTGCTAAATCTTCCATAGCTCTTATTACATCCTTATGCCTACCCATACAATCAGGAATAGAGAAGGTTCTTATATCTACTATCTCTTCGTGCTTAAACCCTTCTATTGCATCTATATAATCACTAGATTCAAGATCTTCGTAGCCATCATCACCACCATCCAGATAATACATCCCAGTTACAACTTCCTCATCTTCTTCTAATCCTTCATCAGCTAAATCTTCTAATGCTTCTGCTTTGATGAATCTTGATCCTTCTAATTCCGCTACAATAAAGTGGTGATCATCCTTAACTAAAGATACCTCTGGGTAACTTTCAACAGTTCTACCGTCATAATAAACTGTCAAGCTAAATTGATTCTGCTTGTACTCACCTTCCTCCTCGCTAGTAAGATCATCCACTAAAGATACTTCTACCGATACTTTATCAAAATATGTGCCTTTAGTATCACCTGTAATCCTAACAATATCTCTTTTGTTAGGAGGATCTTCATCATCTTTAGCTTCGATAATCACTTCCGATAGTTCTGCCTTTTCCTCGTCTCCTATTCTCATATATCTAAGTAAGTTCCCATGTTTCAAGTACATAAACGCTCCTAAGTTTGAATAACTCTCCGTCATAGGAAATCCTAATTGTCTAATAAAGTCCTCAGGTGAGTAAATATCGTATATCTTACCAAACTCACCTTTCGTAGCACCTCCTATAGTTCCATAAGGTACACCTATCGGAGAACCTTCCATGTAACCTGTATAATCTGTCTCTTTAGTAATAATTCTCGGACTTACACCTTTAGGCATAATCAATCTCCTCCCTTTAGCAATTTCTGCTCTTGATCCCATAATTTCTATACTACCAGGATCAGAAAACCTACTAATTCCAGGCTCAATAGTTCTTACTCTATAAGATACATTACCTACACCATAAACCTTATCTATTACACCTACATCCAAATAAGAATACATTATATAATCAGGATCACCTTCCTTATCTCCTATATGAGTCCATCGACCTCCATCTATACTACGTTCTATAGAAAACTTTATATCTTCTACCTCAGGCTCAGGTTTTTCAGGTTGAAGTTCCCAGTATAAGCGAGGATAATCATTTCCATCATCTATATACCAAACTTCATCATCGTAATCTTCTTTAGTTGCTATATCCCATTCAGGCTCAAAAGTTTCTATGTCTTGCATTTCGGCAGTAGTTTTACCTTCTACATCTCCTTCGCCTTCCCCAATTCCAGTCTCCGTTCCTGAAGTTTCAGTATCCCAATAACAATTATGAACACTCTCTGCTGGAGGAGATTCCCCTAAAAGTCCTCCTGAATTACTTACAGAAGATACGGATCCTGTAGAATAACAATTCTCAATAGATCCCAAAGACCAAGAAGAACCACCTACTAAACCTCCTGCCCAACCTTCTGAAACTATAACGCTACCTTTTGCATAACAATTTAAAATTTCGCCGTCGCCTTCATTAATACCCGACAGTCCACCCACATGCTTCCTACCTTCTACATCCCCTACTGCATAACTTTGTTTTATTACTCCACAATTATACCCTACTAAACCACCTACAAACTGATCTCCCTCGACATTTCCTGTTGAATAACAATTCTCAATCTCAGTATAATCATAGTCAGTTAAACCCACTAAACATCCTACTACATCGTCAGATCCTTTGACATCAACATTTTCAATTCCTAAATTTTTAATCTTACAACCATCGCCGTGAGCAATCAGTGCAATGTAACGCTTACCTTCATGTTTAATTTCGCCATTATGAATTTTATAGCCATTACCATCAAGTATGCCTTTAAACCTATCTTCTTCAGGAAGAGTAGTTTCATGTAATCCACCAATAGGTTTTATATTTTCACCTTCTAAATCTATATCATTCATTAACTTATAATGAGCATCCATCGGAAAACTTTCATGCACACCTATCTTTTGTAATTCTTCTTTAGTTGAAATCTCTATTGCAATTGCAGCTAAGTAATAATCCCAAGTAACTTCAACATCATTACATCTAACGTACCTTACCTTAACTATTGAAGGATAAGCTGATGTGATTTTATAATTGTCTTGAATTTTGTGGACTTCTTCATCGAGGGATGCGGTATAGATGTAGCCATCGGAGTCGAGTGCTACGGCAAAAACATTGCCAGTGTGTCCAGTGTATTTCCAGACGTTGTTGCCGTCGGGGTCGATTTTGTGGACTTCATCATCTTGGGATGCGGTATAGACGTAGCCGTCAGAGTCGACTGCTACGGCATAAACATCGCCAGTGTGTTCGGTGTATTTCCAGACGTTGTTGCCATCGGGGTCGATTTTGTGGACTTCATTTGCGGTGGATCCGCTATAGACGTAGCCGTCGGAGTCGAGTGCTACGGCATAAACACCGCCAGAGTGTTCGGTGTATTTCCAGACGTTGTTACCGTCTGGATCGATTTTGTGGACTTCATTATCTTGGGATGCGGTATAGACGTAGCCGTCAGAGTCGACTGCTACGGCACGAACAATGTCAGAGTGTTCGGTGTATTTCCAGACGTTGTTGCCGTCTGGATCGATTTTGTGGACTTCATTATCGACGGATCCGCTATAGATGTAGCCATCGGAGTCGACTGCTACGGCACGAACAGTGCCAGTGTGTTCGGTGTATTTCCAGACGTTAGAGCCGTCTGGATCGATTTTGTGGACTCCATCATAGGAGACGGATCCGCTATAGACGTAGCCATCGGAGTCGAGTGCTACGGCATAAACACTGCCAGAGTATTCGGTGTATTTCCAGACGTTGTTGCCGTCGGGGTCGATTTTGTGGACTTCGTTATCCCAACATGCACTATAGATGTAGCCATCGGAGTCGACTGCTACGGCATAAACAATGTCAGAGTGTTCGGTGTATTTCCAGATTCTGATTTCCTCGCCAAAAGTTATTGACACTTTAATCACCTCATTTTAAGTTATTTTAACGAACCTGAAGCCCGACAAAGCAGACTTCAGGTTCGGTTAGTTTAGTAGGTTTCGTCCATCTCCAGTTTATCGTTGTGTGTTTTAGCATTACGGAGTACTGTGCCCTCGCGGTTCCAGTCCTCATCTGTGTCTGTTAGACGTTCAAATATCGGCTCTTCTACAGGCTCATACTCAGCAGTGATTGTCATATCTTCTGTTACATAGTTCCAATCTTCATAGTCGTGGTCCCATCCTACAAATTCGTAACCATCCTTCTCAGGAACATCTCCTTCATCAGGTTCATCTGCTGATCCTCCATGATCTACCTGTTGTTCACTGATAACATACTGATCACCTTCTATAATGGATTGGAATATAACTGTATAAGTTTTGATCTCATACTGAGCTCTTATTACTGTATCTTCAGTAATATTTACGAGGCTTTTATCCCATCCAATAAAAGTCATTCCTTCTGGATCTGGAGGAGTAGGCTCACTTGCCTTACCTCCATGAGTTACTGTTTGAGTATCGATCTCATTATCTTCGTGATCTAAGAATACTACTTCATACTCCTCAGTCGCAAGATCTTCAGGATAACTCCAAGTAATCCTGATATCCGTACATCTCTGGTACCGTACTCTTGATACGTCAGGAACTCTTCCTAATATGACTTCTATTACTTTATCCTCAAAAACTTCTGCACTTCCAGTTACCGCATAATATCCTTCCTTACTTACCTGATAGGAGTATACTCCTCCTGGAAGTGGTACTCTAAAGGATTCTCTACCTAATGCATTAGTATCTCCTAATTCATCATCAAATACAACCTGAGCATCCTCTAAATACTCCTCATCCTGATTCATAACAATAAACTGCACATCATAACCTTCCATTTCTTCCATTATGATCGTTACCGTTTTATCGTCGTCAACCATCATAGTTCACCTTCCTATATCCTAATTATTAAAGTTTATCCCAATCTTCTTTATTAATCTTATCCACCACTTCAACTTCCCAGTCGATATGAAGGATAGTGTATTTTCCGTAAGGCATGAATATTCTAGCCTCGTCGGTCATAATTTCTAATGTAGATCTATGCAATCTACCGAGTTCCGTAAATCCTTGAACATCCGTATTATCGGTAATATCTCCTCTACTAAAGAATATATTAAAATGATACTGCTGACCTGTCGTAGGTTCCTGTACTAAAAACGTAGGCTCATCCATCAACCAAAATACTAACTCCTGAATTAGCTGCGTCATTTGTTGATCAGAAGTACACCACAAGTCCACTTGCCAAGGTATTTCTACTGGAACCCTCCTCGCCTATTACTCACTCCAATTCTCCTTCTTAATCTCTTCTACAGGTACTACAGTCCAGTCTATCTCTAATATCGTAAACTTACCATAAGGCATAAATACTCTAGCTTCATCAGTATATATCTCAGTCGAAGCCCTATGTAATCTACCTAATTCAGTAAAAGCTTGCACATCAGTATCATCAGTAATCTCACCTCTACTGAAGAATAGATTAAAATGGAATTCCTGACCAGTATTAGGTTCTTTCACAATCGCTACAGGTTCATCCAATAACCAAAACACTAATTCTTGAATTAATTGAGACATCTGTTTATCAGTCTCACACCATAAATCGATCTGCCAAGGTATCTCTACTGGTAGCGTCCTTAAGTACTCCACTACATCTTTTTCTTCTGTCTGCCTTGACTTCCTACCCTGCTTATACTCCTTCATATGCACATTCTCAATCATTATACTGAAAGGTTGTCTGTATAATGAGATCAACGGAAATTTAGGTTGTTTAGTCTCACTTACCTCAGAAGCATACTCCAATGCTCTATCAGTAGGAGCATAAACTGTATTAGGGTATACTTCCTGGAACTTATTAAGAACAGCATTATCATACAATTCTATACTCAATTCTAATCACCTTCTTTGTTAACATTACACAAAACCTGCACCCGTCTCTATAGCATACATATCCCAATAGTATCTAATATGCTTGCCCATAAAATAAGTTATAGGTCTAAACAAAGGTCTAGCAGGCATCTTCTTAGTGCCATACTCCATCCACCTTGCTACCCTATGCACAGGCACTAAAGTGCCAGGATACATCCTTTCTGGATGGATGCCTACCATATAAGTATTACCACGCCTAAAGGCAGCAATATTATCTTTCAACACACCCGTAGCTTCCCATATATTTAAGCTCAAATAATTCCTTTTTTTATATTCGTAATACTCTATACTTAAAGGTTCCCATATATAAGCATACCTCTGCCTATCTATAGCTTCTTGGAGTAAACTAGCCATCTCTACCGCCATAAACTCCGAAAACCTCCGTAGATGAAACCTAGCTTGATCAGGCAGTTCCATAGGAATTATCCTACTGCCAGGTCTCCACTCCTTGCCAAGAGGTTGTATATAAATATACATACCCCTTAATTTACGCCTATCGTATGGCACTATTATCCCTTCCTTTTACTACTTGCTAGTAAGCTCGCCAAGCAGGATAATCTCTCTGTTTTTTAATAATCTGGTAATTAGGATCGTGAGTATCAGCAGGGTCTATACCTCCATCAAAACTATATACCCCCGCATCCTTCGAAGTCATAATATCTTCTGAAGTATAATCTTTATGTATCTTTGCCTTAAAATACGTCAAAACATCTACTTCACCTACTATAGATGCTAAACTATTCTTATCAATATCAGCAGTATATTCTTCCTCTTCTTCATTATACTCTAACGCAAGCTTTATTAAAAGTTTTTCTTCGCTAGAATCGTAGCTTACTTCTAAATCTCTTTCCTCTTGACCTTCCGAATCTACCACTACCTTACCACGATAATCAGATTTTCGAAACCTACCTACTATAATCTTAGACTCTATACCTACTTCCACAGTTGCTACCTTGCCTTCGTATTGATGCTCCGCCCTAAAAGGATCCCTAACAGGAGCTAAATTACACGTTATAAATACACCCTGTAACTCATCCTCCACAGTATCTACAACACGAAAATATCTAGTATTAGGCTGTAACATAGTTTCCGCTTCCATCCTTATTATCATACCCCTCTGAATCGTAATAGGTACTAACCTTCCCTTCAACCCTTCCCTACTATAATTAGGGTATTCTGCCTCATATTCTATCAATTCTTCAAGGGTATCACACAGCTTATACACCTTAATCGGTATATAAGCTATAATAGGCAACAATTCCCTATGATCTTCTGTAAACCACCCTAAGTTCCTTAATATCCTAGGAGATGGATACCTATCAAGATGTATATACGTAACTAGAGAAGGCAAATATTCTTTTTCCCTATCTTGGTACATATCGGTTTCAAACGTATTCACCTGATGTATCTCACAGATTACACCCTTCAAGAATGCTGCCTCATTCATAAATCTTATATATTCTTCTTTCTCCTTCTGAGTAGGAGATAATCTACCAAATTGAGGCATCGAACATAGCACCTCCCCTAGTTCAATTACTTGTACTGCTTCATCAACCGACTAAAACCTTCTAAAGCTCCTTTAATAGTATCAGCATCTACTTCCTTTACCAATCCACCATCAGGTAAATATACACCCACACTATACTCTGCTATATTACCATCCGCAATCACATAAACCATATCGCTTCTATCGCTAATATAGTATATAACCACTTGGATGTCATCTATACCTATCAAACCTAAATCGCCCGCACGAGCCATTATCCAATCCAATTTACTCTTTTCATTAACTTCTTCCAACACACTTCTATCAATTCCCTCATTAAGGTAAGAATCATAAAGCTTCAAGTTATACCACCCCCTAGTAACTAACAAACTACACAAACCTACTACACAAACCTAATTCTTAAGCAATTGCCATATATTATACATAGTTTCATAACGTGACTCACCAGATAAATCTACAAACGTATCAGCTTCTATACCTTCTGTACCTCCACCAGCTACTACTGCTTCTTCATAACTCACATCCATACCACGTAAGTAGATAGGTTTATCTTCCCTGAAAGCCATAGGTTCTATTGCTGGAAAATCCGCATAACTGTTAATTACTATACCTATATCTTCCTTTATATGCTCATTCTTAATGCCAACTTCGTCAAACTCCCATATATTATACATAGTTTCATAACGTGATTCACCAGATAAATCTATAACCGCATCAGCTTCTATACCATCCATACCTCCGCCTGCCACTACTGCTGTATCAAATTCGTCATCTACTCCTCTCAAATATATAGGAGCATTCAATGAATACATCAAAGGTTCTACTGCTGGAAAATCCGCATAACTGTTAATAATGATAACTGTATTTGCACCTAATTCTTCATCTTCTTCTTCTTCCATATCTATTATCACCTGAGCTATCTCAGCTTCAAGCCTACTCAAATCAGTATACCTTCCAGGACATGCAGTAGATGCCCAATCACTATGTCCTGATACAGATAAGTCACCGTAGCCTGCACCATCTTCATGCTCTAACCATACATGCAATTCTGCAGCACTTTCATACTGCTCATCCGTAGGAGGGTAATCCTGCATATTACCACTAAATGCTATCCCTATATGAGTCGAATTCGCACTTGCTACATGGGCACCCCATACTTCATGAGGTCTCCCTACTTCAATGTCTCCATCTCTTCTAATGTGATAATGATAACCTACTGCTGTCCATCCTCTGCTCAAATGAAACCTATGATGATTTGTGATAGGTACATCACCACTAGCAGTATGATGATAAACTACTCCCTCAGTAGTATCTCTTTCTATATACCCTCTTACTGGCTCAATATCAAAGTAATTAAATTCGTCTTGAAGATACGTTGCTCCAGACCATATACCAAAAGCTACAGCTACTATTACTAAAGCTATCAATAATATTGAAGGTACAGGATTCTTCCTAATCCAGTCGAACATTACTAAAACCTCCTCCCTTTACTTCTTCTATACCTAATAGATTCATTCAATCGTATTTCCTCCAACATATCAATCATCTCAGCGATCAATTTGTGAGGTTGATCTTCCTGACGTTTCAAATAATCCATCAATTCATCCATATCACGTTTAACAGTAATTGTTTCACCTGTTATAGGATGCTTTACTACGATACCTCTACGATCGTCGTATTCAATATCTAACGAAACTCCTCGAAGATTAACTGTTACCCTACTTGAACTTATATCATCTATTTCTATCCTTGCCTTCTCTAATTCATCAGCTATATCATCAATAGTATAACTTTCATATAACTTCTTACGATTATACCTCGTTCTACGGACTCCCACAGATATTCACCTCCTACTCTTCTACTTCCAAGCAAGGCACTATCTCTTCACCTTCACCGATATCTCCACCCATATGAGTAATGCCAAAATCTATACCTAGTAACAACACCACTACTATAGCTGCAACTATTATCACAGATACTACCTTATGATTCTTGATCCACTCTCTCACTACTAATCACCATCCTTTCAAACTTTATCGCTATATCTATCATGCTTCCTCATAGATAATACCCACATATATACCATAAACGGTATAAACAATAATAAAGAGAATATATATCCCGACATTATTATCACGTTATATACTCCATGCAAAACTACAGGAATAAACAATGCTGGTAGTAGATACCTAACTTGCTCCCTATGTATAAACTTACTAAAATAGTAGCCCATGCTTATACCATATAACGCATGTGCAGGAGTAGCGGTAAACGCCCTTACTAATCCTACCTGCACGTCCTGTATAAGCAACAGATTCTCAGCTACTGAAAATCCTAAAGCTACCATCACACCATAAGTAATACCATCTATTTTTTCATTATAATGCTTACTACCATACAATATGATAAATAACGCCAGTAATTTAAAGAATTCTTCTATCAACCCTGCCGATATAAACGATTTATAGAAATAATGTTCAACACTAGGTATAAATCCTTGCAACTGGCTAGCTGGATAAGCTATCAAGAACCCTAATAACAAAGCTTCTATGATCTTACCGATAGGTTCCCTATTAGGATCAATATAATAAAAATATAATACTAACAGTACCGTAATTGCTAATGAAGGAATCAAAGCTACCACAGCATACTACCTCCAAACATTAACGAAGTCGTTACTACTCCCTAGTATACACATCATCACGATCTACAATGCCTAAACCTAACGTTGCCTTCTTGATCATAGGAGATATCCTAGGTATCCATTTAGAAGGTTTGCTTAAAATCATAAACAAATGTTTACACACATACCCTACACGTTCAGGATTAGTTATATCAGGAGGACGATGTTCAGGCTCTGTCACCTTTATATTCTGCTGAGTAGCAATATACGCAAACCTATAATGAAAGTCAGGGCATTCACACGCAACTTTTACATCAAAAGTATCCACTACTTCCTGTAAACATATTTTTATAACATGTGAATAAGAAATTCCCTTCATCTGAACATCCCTTCTATAAATAAACCGATCAGATTTCAACAAGGGTACAAAATTCTCAAACTTAACAGTAATACGATAATCTTGAGTACCTTTCACTAAAAAATATATCTGGAGGTGTCCCCTCTCCAATTCGCCAAAGTCAATACCGCCATAATCATCTATAGTATATTGTAAACGCTTCTCAAATCTACGTTCAGTATCCCTCTTAGCCATATCAAGTAACTCTTTAACAGTATATTCATATAAATACAACCTTAACCGACACCTCCTCAAATCCTCAAAGGTATTGTTTAAATAGTTTCAACCCATTACTACTACATAAGTAGAAGCATAAAGGTTCATCCAAAGAAAAAATATCACATAACTCTTTGTCCCCTAAAAGCTCCTCACTTATATATAGACTAAAACTTTCGACTAACCATTAACCATACTATCAATTATCTCCTATATCTACGCCTACCTGCATCCCTTTCTTTCATGCGAGATCTTTATCCTAACCTTCTACTTCTACTGCTCACGCTTCTACGATAGTCAGTAGACTCTGTTCTCCTTCTTGCAGGTCTTTTTGCCTTTCTATCATATCTTCTTTCCCTCATAGGTTTTCTACCTTCCGAAAATCTTACTCTACGTGTTCTATCAGAAGTTCTTCTAGCGGGCTCTTCCCTTAAACTTCTTCTTTCCCTTCTTTCACTATACCTTCTGCTTGATCTCTCACCCAAACTTCTGCCTCTACGCTCTATACCACGTTCAGGTCTCCTATAACCTCTGATACCGCCACGCTCACGCTCTTCACTCAAGCTTCTTTCACCACGTCTGCTACGTCTGCTTCTACGCAAACTCCTTTCTTCCATCCTACGAGGCTCCCTCCTTTCAGATAATTTACGAGATCTACGACCAGACCCCCTTCTTGATCCACCTCCGAAAGTCTCATTAATCTTTCTGTTGTCACCAACTACAACATTCATAACTACAGATCCCTCCTTTTCTAATTGTTTTACTTCAGGAATTATAACTCTAGCTCCAAGATTCTCATGCAAAGCATTACCCAATTCCGTTGCATTAATCTCAGAAGCAGTATCAGTACCTATACAAGCTTCCATATTAAGTATCCTATCGCCTACCTCATAGTCAAACTCCTTCAAATCCGCACCAGCATTCTGTAAGTACTCCTGGAAAATACCAGTAGACTTTTCGATAAATTCCCTAGTAATCTCGCCCACCTTGCCTGATACATCATCCACTTCTTCCTTATCACTCACAGCAGTACTAATAGTTCTTGCAGAATAGTCTCTTTCATCGTCACCTACCATCCTAGAAAACGTAGGTACTACCTCATCACCAGTTTGAGGATCTTTAATAGTCTCACCAGCATCAAGTTCACGTGGTAATACGATCTCAGCACCACTAGGCACAGTATAAACATACCCAGCAGCAGGAGAAGCCACAGGACTTAAATCACTACTCATACTAGCATCTGCATGAGTGCCATACATCTTCAGCCCTGCATCACCTGCTTGAGTAGGTTGCCTATAGCCAGGATCGATAGTATTACCATGCTGTTCTGTCAGCTTACCGCCTCGCTTACTTTCTATAGTCTCTAAAATCTTCATTTCCTTACTCATAGCTCATACCCCCCAATTTTTAATTTAGCATATCTTCAAGATATACCGACTATGACTAACATCTTACAACTACAATCTTTAATATACATACCTATCTAAGTAACATTATCCATAGATTACACTATCAGTTCCGCACTCTTTAATCACCCCACTAACGCATCAGCGTTCTTCATAATTTGTTTCCTTAAACCCTTCTCACGATAGTTAGGATGAGCTTTCAATGAATGATACTCCATAAAATTCCGAAGTTCCTCTTCCGTCATCTGTTCAATATACCGCTCTAAATCTTCTTCACTACCAAATTTCCTATGAAAAGATTCCCTTTCAGAAGTAACACTACCATCATCAGTAACGCCATCATCCGTGCTTCCACTAGTAACACCCTGACCTTCATCTACGCCCTTACTACCTTTTTCTACATCTTCCGATAAACTATCCCTTTTAGAAGCACCTTCTGCCTTATAATCCATCTTTAGTGATAATATCTTTGCTACATACTTGTAATAGTTAAATTCAGAATCACTACCAACTTCAAATACTTCTGCCCTACCTGGCTTAATTACTCTCACCGAATACGATCTATAAAGCTTCACACTCTTCTCATTTCCAGATAGGTTAGTCAATCTTATCTTATACATCACTGCACCTCCATTCGTAATCTTACCACCAGCAATATAGTTGCTAGTAGAGTAATCTTTATACGATATTCCTTTTCTTACTACCGTCCAATCAGTACCATATAAATGTTCTAAGTAACTTTCTATATTATATGGGCAAGGATACTTCCTGCCTCTTAATTCCACGTACCCTTTATTGTCAAATAAATAATTAGGTAAATAACTTCGAGGGTACTTTAATATCCAGCCTTTTGATTTAGAATTCCTATTCCAGAATCTTAATACAAATTTAACACCAAACTTCCTAGCTACCAACTTCACAGGTATATCATTAAACTTTAGTATCTGACAATTAAAACTCCCTTTCGATAAATCTCTCATTAACTTCTTCTGCGCCTTCTTAAATTCATCCACAGTAGTCTCTACATCAACATCACTATCCCATGGTATAGGTTTACCATCCCGATATATCCCTAATAAGCAACCACAACCCAAAAACCAGAATAACCCGCAATCATTTAATACGTGAGTAAACTCTTCTAAACCCTTCATCACTTAAGTCTTTTCATCAACGTTTCCCAGTCGTATATATAATCAACAATAGCCTCAGTCACCATACGCTGTGCATCGTGTAAAATCCCTTCAGCTTCTATCGCACCATGTTCCACAGGTTCAAGATCATGTAACTGCCAGAAGTAATCGTTTATTTTCCTCCCATACTCACTCGTTCTTTCAAACACTTCTATACGATCTTTTGTAGTAACACTATAAACACCTTCTTCTACATATCTATCATAAATCTCAATTATTAAAGGAAATAATACCTCGCCTAAAAAATCCTCATTTTCCTCTTCTAAATA